TGATCAATCGGTCAAAGGGGTTGCGACATATGGTAAAGGTGAAGTGCATACGCCATGATCTCATTCCTACCAAGTCACGTATAATCGGGGCTGCTAAGTGGGACAGCTCAAACATGCCATACGCCCCGAACAAGTTCCAGTACCCCTGTGTCTCTTGATCGTCTTGGGGTTCGGGCATCATGTTCAGTGCATGCTCAATGGACTGTCCCCCTGTCCGGGGAACGTGAATGAAGATTGCTTTATGGGAGGCGTTGAATGGCATAGCGTCCTCTCGTGAAAAAAGCACAGGCGGGGGGAATCTCACCCCCGCCTGTGCGGCGTAACTGACCTGGGGCGACCTTACTTGGAAGGACGCTGAAGATCGACCAACTGAATCGTGGCCTTCTCGCCTTCGCCCTTGGTCTCATACATGAAGCCCTGCGGTTCGCGGTACTTCAGATGACCCGTTGCGCTGGGGTGTCCGATGCCTTTTGCCCAAGCATTGAACTCCTTCGGGTTGTTCTTTTCGAGCGACTTGGCGTCGATCCGAAGGGTGAGCGGACTGTCATCGTTGACCGTCGCCAGGAACGCTTTCAGCTCATCGAACGTCTTGCAGGAGGCGATTCCCTTGCCCTTCTTTTCCTTCTTCTCGCCTGCAGCCTTCTTGGGCTTCTTGGTTTCCTTCTGCTCAACGATCTTCAGTGCCGCCAACGTGGCCCAGGACTCTTTGGACAGACCGTCTTCCTCTGTCACAGCGTCCTCAGCTTTGCCGTCGCCTGTTGCTTCACGCTTAATGTCCGTCACGATGTCCTTGAGTTTGCGGTCCTCAATGGAAATGGCGGGCTCAAGCTCCAGCTTCTCGTTCATCTCGGTTGCACAGGCAACTGCCTGCTCAAGGGTCACCGCAGACTTGCTGCCGCCCTTTTTGCCAGAGGACTTCTTGCCCTTTGACTTATCCTTCTTCGCGTCTTCCTTCTCTCCTCGTGCCATCTGCTTCCCTCCTTTTATGGGTTGATGACGACTCTACTTGTCTTGCAGCATCTACTCAATGCCGCCTACACATACTGTACGTGATGCTCGGCTTTCGATTTGAGGGCTACCAAAGATTCTTTCCCAGGTTAAAAAGCGTCTAGTATTGGTCTCGCAATCTCTAAGCATTGAGTGACCGTAACTTCCCTTTGAACGTCAAATCCACCCTTTCTAAGTACGAGCCATGCCCAGCGCATTATACCCTTTCGCTTTTCTTCGGGTGTCTGATTCAGCGCAATCATACCATTGACGTGAGCATACTTGGTCTTACTCTCCGAAAAGTTGAGCATGCTCTGTGACCTCTTCATGTGTGCCTGTACGTCTGCCTGTGTAGCAACAAGCACGAGACACTTCCAGTCCTGACTAAGCTTCCTCATGCGCTTCCATTTGGTGTCTTCCTGTATGCGCTTCTCAACACCTTTCTCCCCAGCTAGAATGTCCGCATAGTCGATGATAACGACATCAGGAACAAACCCCTCAAAAGCTTCCAACATAGCAAGCTGCCTATCTATGTCATCCACAGAGAGCGTATCAGCGGGGTAAGTAAACAATCGGAACTGCTTGCCTTTCATCCTTCTCAAGAATCTCTGTGACTTGGCATACGCCTGTCGCCACGTAAGAGGCTCCTTGAAGTGTCTCTTTTCATACCACACTGCGGGTTTATACTGCTTGCGGTACTTGCGACTACCCCGGCATGCTGTGCACGCATTGTACTTTAGTGGTGCGTGATCGTACAGCTCCTCTTTCCCTGCCTCTTCAGGATCAATCCCTTCCTCATCATCTTCACTCTTTTTGGAGAACACAGAGCATTTGGACTTTCGGAACTTCAGTGTGCATTCATCGTATTGGTTGCGTGCACAGTCAGCTATCGGAATCAGAATGTCTGTCCCCGGAGCTATGTCAACTGGTATACCAGAGATTGATACATGCTGCCTGATGATGCTGTCATCCTGATCCAAGTCCCCTGCTTGAAAGATGACCACATTATTACGAGCCCGCAACGCACGCTTCCCGAGATCGTATAGCAGGAACGTCTTGCCTCTCTTTTCAGGAGCCTGAATACCGATGAGCTTACTTCTCACCAGCTGTGCATTCATCATTCTACCGAGTGCACCGGGGAGTGTGAATAGAAAGTCAGCCTGTTTCTCGAAAGCCTCTATGATAGCTTCCACATTGTCGAGCGGGTTGATTCCATTGACTTGGGGCTTAGCGGACTTGCGGTAGGAAGCTATGAGATGTTCGGCTGCTTCGTAGTCTTTATCCACTACAGCATTCCTCATGTCCCGTTGCAGTATCTTGATCCTGCGCTCTCTCTGGTACTCTCCAGTCTTATCAAGCGCAAACTCATGGTTGTATTTGTTGCGGTCTACTTCACCCGAAGCTTCTTGTAGGATACTCTTTGCAAGGCTACGATCTTCGTCGGATAAGTCAGACGCCTGCCGTTGATAGATTTCACGTATATTGTTCCCTGGACACTCAGCGTAGGATCCAAAGTATTCGAGACTCCAGCGTATGAGTTGACGAATGATGCTACTTGATAGCAGGTTATCATCGTGCATGACGGTGTAGCGTCGGAGAAACGGGGTTGAGACGATGCAAGCAATAGCAATGCGTCTTTCAGCCCTACCTGATGTGATCTTGCGCTTCCGAGCAATCGGGTTCTTATTCTTTTTCACCAATGGTCATTCCAATCTTCTTAAAGTTGTAACCAATATCCTTAGTGAGTTCTGCTAAAAATCTGGCATATGGTTTACGTGTCATGTCCGAAGGCAGATCAAACCCCTGATACGTATCCCCTATGAAACTCCTAAAGCGTCTCTGCAATAGGCGTCTGCTTTTGATTGCGGCACGTGGATTCTTTTTGACGGTTGCAGTGAGGTCACTTGAATCACCCGGAAGTTGAGCCCACAGAGAGTTCAATTTTTCGACCATCTTCTTTGCATTGGAGATATCGGACTGTATGCTTACCGAACCCGTTGTTTGCTCCCACGCGGTGACCAGAGCAGCAGTAGCAGGATCCACTTCCACTTCATCCTGCTTCTGCTTGACATCCCTCCCACTCATCCAGTCCCATTCCCCGTCAAGTATCTTCTGAGTGTTCTCTGGATTGCGGATGATGTAATCAAAGTTCATCCAGGACTTGTCATGTAGATGTTTACTTTCGGAGAGCTTGTCAAACACCTTAATCCAATACTTCAGGGTGGAATGCTCTTTAAATCTGGTACGTAGTTTAGCCCGGCGTGATGCTGATATGGACATACAATGTCGGAGACCATGTTTCTTAGCCACCTTGTTGTACTCGCTTTTGATTCGGGAACTGAACTCTCTGAAGCCTCCAGAGGAAGATAAACTATCCCAATCTGAGACCTCCATACTTTCTTTTTCTTTTATACTTTCTTTTTCTTTTCTTTTATTCTCTTTACGCGCTGATTTGGTTGAGTAGCTTGCGGGTCGATCACTGATATATCCTGCGCCTTTTAGCTCGATGAATGCTAATTGGTTTGCATCTACACCAGAGGCGTGATATTGATTCAAGTCACTGGGGATAGTGGCAGCACGTCCCGAAGCATATATCACCGCCCACAACCCCTTTGCTTCTAAGCTGAGGTTGGGATCTTTCAGTGGCCCTGAAGGGAGCACTGTCGCCGATGGGCGTCGTATCTTTATCGGTTTGCTGTTGCGTCTCATAGCGAATAAAAGGCGGGACTGCTAATAGTAAGCCCAGAGGAGATCCAGAAACTCACGTTCACAGCCCACCTACTAAATTGTTATTGTCCTCTGTACTGACCAACTAATTGCCTCATTACGGATTCGGCATCTTTCAAGCTAAGACTGCCTGGATCTTTCGAGTTATCCAATAGAACTACTACACTGGTGTGATCGGGGCGGAGGGACGCTTCGTGCGCCAGCTTCTCAGCCTGCTCCTGCGCCTCATCTTCATCATCAAATATGATCCAACTCTTTTTGTGCGCCGCAATCAGCTCGACTTGAATGGGAGTAAACTTCGTCCCGAGTGTTGCGACTGCGCCTGGTCCTAGTCTCCAAGCATCTGTCATCCCTTCAACCACTACGATTGATTCATTTACAGGTGGTATCACATGCTCACCATACAGACAGTGCTTATGTTTCCGAACCTCAAGTTCTTCAGGACAAGGCTTGTATTTGGCTTTGTTCTTATCCGTGATGTCACGCCCCACATAGCTGACCATCTGATTATCGAACCAAACGGGTGAACAGATACGAAACTTGTGATTACCAAGATGACCTGTAGCAAAGCACTTCCAGATACGTTCTAAATACACTGGATCAAATCCTCTTTTGTGCATGTACTTACAGTGGCTAGCACCTAATTTGTCGAGCTTACCATCCGGCCATGTGAATTTGCGCTGTGCTGCTATGCGTTGCTGCTTCTGCCGCTGTTTCTTGCGCTCTCTCCCGGCCTCTCTCGTGCGGGAGCCGCTGAGTCTGTGTGCTTCTACTGTTTCATACGCGGCATGCGGAGAGATCATTAGCAGCTGGGCTACCACTTCATACTTGCTGTGTCGTCCGCATCTCCAACATGTGAAGAAATTACCTTCTACATAGAAGCCGAGGTGCATCCCCTCTCCTCCCCTACAGTGGGGACAGTCAATGTGAATCCACCCAGCTCTGTGATGACGACTTCCGGCTTCAGCCATAGCCACGCCATGACTCATGCAGAACCGCTCAAAGTCAAAGGGTATGTCAGAATCAGGCATTATTTACCAAACAGTCTGTCGAACAGGCTCTTCTTTTTATTGGTGACTCTCGCGTCCAGAGTAGCTTGACATGCTTGTTTGAACACCGCCCTGTAATATGCCTTTGTGTCCTCTTCGTTCTGCTTACGTTTTCGGTTGCTTATCATAAGGCCACCCCTGTTTTGCTGCTAATCTTTGGATCCCCGCTTCACTCCACCCTGTCATCCAGTGCCAATGACAAGGATGATATTCAGCATGAGGGTTATCTCCCACAACAACGCCAAACCTATAAGCATCGAAGCCCTTCTGAAAAGCTTTCAGTTGCTCAGGGCTGGCTTGTGTTTTGGACATCACGCGAAGATGACCTCCTGTGCTGCACTTTCAGGCTCTCTCTCCTCAACGATGATCTTCCGTTCAACTTCTCGGAAGGGACGACACTTCGCTTGCCGAAGTTGATCAATAGTAAACGTACCACTGCCCCACATTTCAGTCGCCACATAGTAGGCGCGGAATGTGAGATCGTCGTCATGGTTTAGTCCTTCATAGCGAAGGGCGAATACACACTGGTGGGGAACCCAATTAGGATTTGGTACCCCTGTTGTCCACAGTTTCGATGTGTAGACTTCACCAGTCTCTAGGCAAGCTAGAGGGTCGGGTCGGCGTTTACGTGGCATTGTGACCTCCTCTGTCTAGTCCCGGAATAACGCATTCCCCGAGACTCAATGTTCGTTTGGTTTGTTGGTGCGCTTCTCATGTTGTACGTGACCAAGATGTTTCGATTAGGATTCCATGAAACTTTCTAATAGCTGGGTAAATAAGACTTTCTGATCTGCTGCCTCCCCATCGAGCACTCCCGAGGCAATGCCTCTCTTCCGGTCTATGTTCTTCATCATGTGCTCCTCAATGGTTCCCATCGCCACTATGAACCAGATCATGCAAGCCTCAGACTGTCCGAATCGGTGTACTCTGTCAGACGCTTGATCAATGGTGCTTGGTTTGTGATCCAACTCTACAAACACCACATCGTGTGCTTTAGTCAGAGTGAGTCCAGTACCTGCTGATTTGATGTTCGCTACCACCATACGCTTGTCAGGGTCATTTTGAAACTGTGTGGCGTTGGCGTGCTTTTGCTTCGATTGCACCGAACCGTCAATCAACACAGCTTGATCGCCGAAATGGGTATAGATGGGTTTCACCACAGACTTGTGATGACCGAACACAATGATGCTATCGCTGGACTCTTCCATGAAGTCTTCTATCCAGTTGATGCTGTACGCAAGTTTGGCTTCTGCTGCTAGTCTTCTCAGTGTGGTTATTTGCACGATAGCGTGGTGTCGTCCCTCACTGTCCAGAGTGTTGGGCTTATTGTTCTGCAACCAAGCTTTGAAGTCTCTCTCAGCTCTACGGTATTCGGTGTCGTTGGGCAGCTTGATTGGAATGATCTGAGTGGTCTTGTCGGGGAGTTCTTTTAGGACATCCTTTTTCTTTCTACGTAGGAACATCGTGCTCTTTAGGATCTTGTGGAGCTGCTTCGTGTTCTCCGCCCCGTCATACTTGATACCTGTAGCAGAGGCTGATGGTGCACAGTATTCCTGCCCGAAAGTATAGAAGTTAGGTAGCACATCAGCATTCACCATTTCACACACATAGTAAATCTCGCTGATTCGGTTTTCTATGAGCGTCCCCGTCATAGCCATTACGTGTTTCGCAGTTGCGGTTAGATAGATGCATTCCCGTGTGCGGATCGCCGTGATGTTCTTAACATAGTGAGCT